TATGGAGGTGCAAGTGAGAGCAGCTGGAGAGGATAAGGGAGATAAAAAACCTTATAAGCTAAACACTGGAGCTCTGAAATATCTCCTCATCAATCTTTTCTTACTGCCTACTGAGGATGATCCAGAAAATCCAGCACTGGAGGTAAATAAGCCAGCTGGAGGAAAGAAAGCGGGCACACAGGCTGCAAACGGTGGTGGAGGTGCAAAGAGTGGAGGTGTGAATGGAGCTGAAAAGCAGTGGCTCAATAAAGGTACTGAGGCCTATACTAAGGCTGTGGAGTGCTTAAAAAAGAAAGAGTGCACTGTGGCTCAGATTGAGACAAAATACAGGCTCAATAAGGAGATCAAAGCTGAGCTGGAGGCGATTGAGAAAGGGGCTCAGGCAAAATAATGGGAGGAGGGCTTTTTATGCCCTCCCTTTATAAGTTTATTTAATTGATTATCAGTATTTTTATAACCAAATCATAGAACATGGAAACAGCAACTCAGCCAACTACACAGGCAGTAGTTATCACAGCTAAAAAAAGCATCTTTCAGATCACTCAGGAGGCTCTTATGATTAATGAGCTCCTAATAGAAAGTGATGGAGAGCTCACTCCAGAGCTGGAGCAAGCCTTACAGATCAATCAGGCAGAGCTGGAGCACAAGGCTGGCAATTATGCCTTAGTGATCAAACAGAATGAGGGAGAGATTGATATGATTGATGCTGAGATTAAGCGATTACAGGCAGCTAAAAAAGCCAGAGAGAACGCCTCAAAGCGATTGAAAGAGATCATGATCCAGTGCATGAACCTCTATGGTATCAAAAAGATCCAGAGCGGCACTACTACTCTATCCATCAGAGAGAGCAAGGCTGTAGAAATTCTGGATGAGAGCCTGATCCCCAATGAGTTTAAAGAGTGGAAAGCTACAATCAAAAAAAGCCTGATCTCTGAGGCTCTGAAAGAGGGAGAGAAAGTAGAGGGAGCTGAACTAAAAACAAATCAATCGCTACAAATTAAGTAACCAATTAAAAACAGATATGGATTTTTTTAAAATGATGGCTACAGGCCGCTTAGGTAAAGATGCCACTGTAAACACAGTGAACGGCAAAAATGTGATCAATTTCTCAGTTGGCTGCACTACTGGCAAGAGCAAAACTACATGGATTGAATGTGCTTACTGGACAGATCGGACAGCTGTTGTGCCCTATCTCAGGAAAGGCACTCAGGTTTTGATTGAAGGTAAGCCAGAGGCTGATGCCTATGTATCAAAGGATGGAGAGGCTACGCCGAAATTGAGGCTGATGGTGTTTAGTGTGCAATTATTGGGATCTACAGGATCTCAGGAAAGCCAGCCAGAGGCTCAGGAGAGCAGCTCTGATAATACGGCTGATGATCTGCCATTTTAATTTTACAAAAAGAGCTCAGTTTGTGCTATGCTATAGCTGAGCTCTTTATATTTGCCTCTCTTTATAAGTTTACTTATATCACTATCACAAATCAGATCACATGCAAAAAAATTCGTTTTACATTCCACATGATTTCAATGCTAGGAATGATCTCAAGATCATTAAGCTAAGAGCCAAATTTGGGCTGGAGGGATATGCTATTTTCTGGATCTTACTGGAGCACATGGCAGAAAGATCTACTGTAGATCTACCACTCATTGAGGAGGATATGGAGGCTCTGGCTTTTACTATGAATGTAGAGCACAGCAAACTCCTCTCTATTGTCAATTATTGCATCCAGATAGGCCTCTTTGTTTCGGATGATGAGTGCTTTACCTCACTGAGATTGCAAAGCCATATCAATCAACTTACTCAGCTCAGAGAGAGCAGATCCAGAGGAGGCAGATTAAGGTGGCAAAAGCAGGAGGAAACTCCAGCTCCAGAGCCTACAGAAACAGCTCAGCAAGAGCTCAGCTCAAGCTCAGCTCAAGCTCCTGAGAGCTCCAGCTTAGCAATAAATAAAGAAATAAATAAAGAAATAAATAAAGGAGATAGTGTAGTGGATAAATCCACTGAGCCCAAGCGGTTTGTTAAACCTACTATGGATGCCCTACTTAAATACTTCTATGAAATCAATATGCCTAATGCAAAGCTGGAGGCTGAGAAGTTTTATGATCACTATGAGGCTAATGGATGGAGAGTAGGCAAAAATCCTATGAAATCATGGCAGGGTGCTGCAAGGAACTGGAAGCGGAACATAGAGAGCAAAACCTTTACTCCAGCTGGAGGAGCGGTTAATACACAAAATGCAACTGTAAACAAAATCAGATTTTAACCTATGGCATACAATCCAAAACTAGATATGAGAGCCAAATCCCTGCTCCTATTTCTGGCTGATGGCTACTCATTTAAGGAAATTGCTGATATATGGGGCAAATCGGTAAGCAGTATCAATGCTCATGTAATTGCTCTTAAGAGTGCCTTAGGAGCTAAAAACACCACTCACCTAGTAAGAATTGCAATAGAAAATAAAATCATAGAACTATGAGCAAAAAGATCTTTTCACAAGGCGAAACAGTAGCCGCTGTATGCTACTATGCACAGGCTCAGAAATACAGGCTGGAGCATCTATTGGAATTTGCTCAGGCAGATCTCAAACTGGAGCTCAAAAAGCTCCTAGCTACTCAGGAAAATATCATCAAAGCGATTATCAGAAAAATCAATCATCCAGAGCTCAGAGAGGCTCTACAGAGCGATCTACAAACAGAGGAACTACTGGCACTCACAGCTATTCAAGATGTACTGGCTGATCATTCAGAGGAACTACTGGAGAAAGAGGAGATTATTTTAAAAAATCTGAAAGAGATATTTTCTAAATAATTGATTGAATTATAAGTTTACTTATATTGCATAAGTAATTTTATGGAGCTAAATAAAATACCACTATGCAAGCTCCAAAGCCAAACACAAAAAGCTGCTCAAATCCAGATTGCCCTCATGGAAATGAACCACAACCGATTGAGAATTTCTATAAGCATAAAACAAACTCTGATGGGAGGCAGAATAAATGCAAAGACTGTTATAAATCCCACTATGATGAAAAAAAGAAGCTAAAGCAGGATGATCCTTTAAAGGATTTCTACTACTAACAAATCACCACAAAAAATCACAAATCACAATGATCACACCTAAATCACTCCTACTACAAGTAAACGAACTAAAAGAGCTCCTAGAGCATCTCAATCTATGGGAGCTTAGTGAAGCAAGAAAGAAAGTAAGCTACTGGATCAAATTAGCTGGCACTCCTGCCTCTGATCCTATTACAAAAGATGAAATCATCCAGATCTTTTGCCAGAAATATAATTGCACTCCTGATGATCTGGCTAAGGTAAACAAACCAAAAACACACTATTCCACACAAAGGAGATTTCTGGCTGTGATGCTGATGAGATATACAAAAGCATCCAGAGAGGAGATCTACCTGAGCTGTGGCTATAAATACAACGCCTCCATAAATTATGCTTTAGATAAAACTGCCTCTGATATTAAGCTCTATCCAGAGCTCAGAGCAGAATTTAATGAGCTGGAGCAGATGATCAGTGAATTGAAAAACCACATATCTAATCCAAAGGAGGTACTTTATGAAAACAAATAATCCTAACACTAAGAAAGCTATCAATCCAAATCAGAAAGGGAGGGCTCAGGCAGATCTGATGCTCTCTCCTACTTCTGATCTTAACAATCAGGCAGCTCCCTACAATAAGGATATTGAAGCTGCCACACTAGGCCTCATGCTGATCTTTCCTGATTGTATTCCTGATGTGCTACATGAGCTGCCTACTCCAGAGGTTTTTTATTTCCAGAAATACCAAATCATTTTTAGAGCGATACAGAACATTCATTTAATGGGAGGAGCTGTGGATATGCTCACTGTCTCTGATTACCTGAGGAGAAATGGAGAGCTGAGCGATGGAGGCAATGGGCTTTATCCAGAGGCTTATGATATTACTGAGTGCACTAACAAAGTAGTTTCTCCTCATGTGCTAAATACTTATCTGGCATCTATTAAAGGCTATTACCTCCAAAGAGAAAGCTACAGGCTATCATCAGAAATGATGCTCCATGCTTACTCCTCTGATCCTGTGGAACTGCTTAACTCTTATGGATCAAAAATGCTGGATCTACAGGAAAGGCTAGTGAGCAAAAATGAGTATGATCTCACCACTAGGATGATTAAACTCATCAGAGAAAGAGAGGAAATTCAGGCTGGCAAGCTGATAGGGCTGGATTGTGGCTTTTACTCTATCAATCGGGAAACCTCAGGCCTGTGTAAGCCAGATCTGATCATAATTGCTGCAAGGCCAGCACAAGGCAAAACAGCTGTGATCATTAATATGGCTAGATCCATGTGCTTACATCAAAGCATACCTGTAGGCATTTTTTCTCTGGAGATGAGTGCTGAGCAATTAATCCAGAGGATTGAGGCAGCTGAGAGCGGCCTCTCACATGATAGGATCAGGAGAAACTTACTTAATCCAGAGGAGAAAGAGTGGCTCTTTAAAGTAGATGGCAAGATTGCTAAATCTCCATTGATCATTGATGATACAGCTGGCTTAACAATCTCTCAGCTCAGAACTAAGGCAATGATCATGAAACGCAAATTTGATATTAAATGCATTATGGTGGATTATCTCCAGCTGATGAGTGGAGATGGCAGATCTCAAAACAGGGAGGCTGAAATTTCAGCAATCTCCAGAGGGCTCAAATTAATTGCTAAGGAGCTACAAATACCTGTGATTGCACTGAGCCAGCTTTCCAGAAAGTGTGAGGAAAGAGTAGATAAAAAACCTCAGCTATCAGATCTGAGAGAGAGTGGAGCTATTGAGCAGGATGCTGATATAGTTGCTTTTCTGATGAGGCCTGAGTATTACAATATCGGTGAGGTGGAGCTGGAGGATCTAGGCACAATTTCAACTAAAGGCTTAATGATGTTTATCATAGCTAAAAACAGGCATAATGCTCCAAATGTAGTGCCTCTGAAATGTGATCTAGGAAAGATGCTGATCACTGATTATGTAATGGATGGAGGAGAAGTGCCTTTTTAAAAATTTACTACCTATTTGCACCAATGAAGGAGAAAGAGAGAAAGGATCTGGAGCAGCAACTAAAAGAAAATACATGGCTACTCCAGCTCCTTTATGAGAAAGCTGATGAGATTAAAAAAATCAATCATCAAATTATAAATAAACTTATTAAAAGATAAGCATGATCACAGTAACAAAAGAGGAGATCAGGATCAATAAGGGCTGGCTCATTGAACACGGAGAGCTTACTACTTACTGGCTCTGGATCTTTCCAGTTTACAGATCGTACAAAACAATTTCAATCACATCATAAAAACAAAAAACATGAGCACACCAATTTCAACTGAGGAGGTACTGATCCCTAAAAAAAATCTGGCTTTAATTCTGGCAGTACAAAGAGCAGAGAAAGCCGAAACGGTTATCATCAGGAGATACACTGATAAACTTTTCAGAGTGCTGGATGCTGAGTATAATCCTCTTGTAAACATTAAGCATGAGGATCTGGCATTTCTGACAGGTAAAGGTATCCTGAAAGATCTAGGCAGGGATAATTTATACAGGTTCAACAAAGAGGCAAAATATAAAACAGCTTAACAAATGGAGTGGATTATAGCAATCATTGATCAAAAGATAGAGGATCACAGGAATTACAAAGAGGAGCTTTTAAACAAAAGAAGCACTGGCTTTCCTGATCTCAGCTCACTGATCCAGTGTGATGATGCTATCCAAAGGTGTGATGCCTTAGTGGAGGAGTTAGAGCAAGTAAAGTGGCTGATTAATAAAGAGCTGGAAACTGAGGAGGAGGCTGCAACAGATGAGGAGGATGAGGAGGAAACAGAGGAGCTCACACCTGAGAGCTTACTGGAGAGTGCTGAGAGGAGTAGTTGTATTCTCTATTGTATGGATAATCTCACTGAGGAGCAAAGTGGGCTGAAAGATGAGGCAATAGATCTCAATCTCAGGATCACTGCTTATGCTACAAAACAGATCCACAAAAAGATGCTGGAGAAAATCAAAACCGATAAACAAAAAAGAAAAGAGCAAAAGAAATGAGCACTACTAAATCATCTATCCAGCTTTTCAGAGAATGGCTGGAGGCACAAAAGAATTTCACAAAAGATGAAATCTGCCAGTTTGTAAAAAACAATTTGCTAGCTCCTCATCAAAATAAGCTGGAGCTCCTGAGGCTTGAGTGCAAGGCATGGGGCTTTAATGTATTTGGAGCGGATAAGGATTGCACTGGAGAGATCAATCATTTGAAAGAGGAGTGTGATGAGATCCTGAGAGATCCCTCAGATATGGAGGAGTGGGCTGATGCACTGATACTCCTGCTTAATGGCTTTTCTAGGCAATTTCCTCAGTGCGATGCCACTGATCTGCTATTTGCTGGCTTTTTAAAGATGGAGAAAAATAAAAAGAGGCAGTGGGGCACTCCAGATGAGAAAGGTATTGTAAGACACATTAAAACACAGGAGGAGGTTCTGGAGCAGGAGGCTAAAGAGAGATTTCCTGATAATGATGGATTACACCTTACTATGAGAGAGGTATGGAAAAAAAGGAGGCAAAATGATTAAAAAAGATGAGTTTCAATCATTGCTTTTATTCTCTGGAGTAATTATACTTTGTGTTTTATTCTGGATCTGGATCATCTTTATTTGCTCAGGCTTATAAGTTTACTTATATCATTTAATTACTCTTATACTTGCCTCAATGAATTACACCTTTATCAATTCCATGCTTAAGCAAGGGAGAGTGAAAGAGGAGCTGTTTGCTAAGCTGATTGATGGAGAGATGGCAAGTAAGGCTGAGGATCTGAAAGGCATAGATGTAAAGCTCACTATCAGTTTCAATGTGAAAGGCATCAAAAGAGTAAAGAGATCTGATGGAGCTTACTCTACAGAGTATCAATGGATAGAAATAAAAAAAGCCTCAGGCAAAAAAGGATGGCTGTTTTATGGAGCTGAGTTTCTGGCTTTTGAAACAGATAAATCTTTTTTAGTAGTGGAGCGGGAAAGGCTGGCTGATTACTTAGGCCGAAAATTAAAAGGAGCGAAATATAGTGATGATCCTGCTCCCTACTCTCTCTATAAAAGAGCTGGAATGAAATCAGGATTTGATGTACTTACTCTGATCCCTGTAAAGGATCTGAGGAGCATAGCAGTAACGGAAATAGTAAAAGAATGACAAGAGCACAGTATGTAATAGGAATAGATGGAGGAGTAAACACTGGATTTGCTGTTTATGATCGTAACTCCAGAAAGCTAGTGGAGATCAAAACATATTCTTTTTGGGAGGCTATTGAAGCTCTGGAGAGCTGGATGGATGATTGTGGCATCAGCGGCATTGAGGTATGGATTGAAGATGTGGAAGCCCACTCTCCTACTTTCTACAGAGGAGCAAAGGGATCAGCGGTACAAAACAGGATCTCTCAATCTGTAGGCCGTAACAAAAGAGATTGCCAGCTACTTAAAGAATGGCTGGAGAGAAAGGGAGTGGTGTTTTATTCCATCCCTCCTACTAAGCAATCAATGACTAAGCTAAACGCTGAAACATTCAAAACATACACAGGCTGGAATGAGCGAACCTCTCAGCATGGGAGGGATGCTGCAATGTTGGTGTTTGGCAGATAATTACTAATCAAAACAAAATAGAGCACATGGATGCAATTCACTTTGAGCAAGCAAACCACACATTAAAAGGCAATGGAGATAATGTATCTGATCTGCCATGCTTTTACGGTAAAAATGCACAGGATCAGCCTGTGATAGTTAGCTGTTTTAAACTCACTAAAGAGGAGCTGGAGAAAATCAATGAAACTGGAGTGATTTGGTTGCATGTATTAGGCAGCACTCAGCCTCCAGTGGCAATAGATGTAGAAAATCCTTTTGAATAATTTAAAGCACATCACATGAAATCAATTCTAACAAAGATCAAAGCACTGCCTCTGAGGATCGCTGTTAAGATCCTGATCAGGGCACTGAGAAAAGATCCAGCATATTATGAGGGCTGGAGGGCTAACATAGCCATGAGTATCAAAAAAGAGTATAGCCTGATGTACTATGATGAGAATGATGAGCACATGCCATACATAGGCAGCTATACCCTAGCAAGGCTCTCAAACAGAGCAGCTGAGCGATTTCTCAAACTACTAACCAAATCAAAATAGCATGAGCATCAGAGAGATTAACACAGAAACAAAAGAGGGCAAATTGCTGATGGCAGCACTGGCTATCCTCACTACTAACTCTCGTCTAGCAATCAATGGCAAAATCATCAATGGTAGGCAAACCACTCCAGATAAAATGCTGGAGCATTTAGATAAACTCAGGGAGGAGATCTATGAAATATAAAGTAGGACTAAGAAAAGCAAAAGCACAGGTAGAATACAGGCCACTCAGAGAGCTCACTCCTCTGGAGGATAATCCTAGATACATTGAGGAGCATGATTTTAAGCGGCTCAGGAAATCCATCAGAGAGAATGAGGAGTTTTTTGAAGCTAGGCCTATCATCTTATCAGATCGCACTGGAAAGCTAGTGATCATTGCTGGAAATCAGAGATACCATGCCTCTTTGCTGGAGTATGGAGCTGAGGCTTATGTACCTACTATCCTGCTCTCTGGCTTAACTGAAAAGAAAGAGAAAGAGATCATCATCAGAGACAATGTGAGCAATGGTAAATGGGATTATGAGGCTCTTGCAAATGGGTGGGATCAGGATGAGTTAATCTCTTGGGGTGTAGAGGGTATTCCATTTGAAACAGACGATAAAGATCCAGAGGATGATGAGGAGGATAAATAACAGCTCAATCAGATCAATAAATGGACACCTGATTGCTTATTTCCATCTAACAACCTTTATGATGTGCCCACTCTTTTGATAGAGGCTTGTGCCGATCTAGTGCACAATCCATTTAAGCCATTTGGAGCTGAGAAAAGATCTGGCAATGGAGTTGGTACTTATCATTTCTATGTGGATGATTACAGATTTCAAACGATATGGGATAATCCTAATCAGATAATCAATAGTGATGCTCAGGCTATAGTAGAGCCTAATCTGAGTTTATTTGATACTACTCCTGTGAGCTATGGATTACACCTGATCTACAAAAAGAGATGGCTGGCAAGATACATGCAAACCTATGGTATCAAAATCTTTGTGGATCTGAATGTATCTAAGAAATTCTATGAGTATAATCAGCTAGGAGTACCTGAGGGCTGGAACGCTTTTGCAACTAGAGGCTATGCTGATAGGCCTACATACATGAAAGAGGAGCTGGAGATTGCCAAAAAGATCTCAGGTAAGGATAATCCACTGATGATCATCTATGGAGGCGGCAAGGTAGCCAGAGAGTTTGCAGCAAAGCACAACCTCATTTATATTGAGCAGATCTCAGCTGGAAAATAAGTTTGCTTATCCAATTATTTATTTACTTATAGATTGCCTCTCAAAAAAGAAGATATGGCAAAAACATCAGGAGGAGTGAGGGTGCAAGCTGGCACTATTAATCTCACTGGAGGAGGAGGTAAAGATATTGTGAGAGGCGGTGGAGCTCCCATGAATGTAACTCCACTGGATAGTATTCCAGATAAGCGGGTATTAAATCAGCAAAGAGCAGTGATCTCAAAGATGTTCAAAAAGTATGGCTTTGAGGCAAACACTGTGGCTATGGCTGATCTGGATGGAGCTCATGGAGTGGCTTATATTGGCACTAAGCAAGTTTATTTGAACAAGAATGGCTTTAAGGATGCCAAAAAGCTAATAGCAAGCAAAAAGAGAGAGTATGAGAGCGGTTTTAAAACGATTACAAAAAATCCTCTCCAGCATACTCTAGTACATGAACTGGCTCACATCAAATGGACTACTGAAATGGGAGGCATCTCAAAGGAGAGTGAGAGTAAGGTGCAATCTCTTTTCAAACAGGCAAAGCAAGAGGCAAAGATGCTCAATAAGAAATATGGGCAAGGTGCAAAAAAGAAATGGAGTTTAGGATCTTATGCTCTTACAAATGTAAATGAGTTTTGGGCTGAGGCATCTACTCAGTATCACATTGGAAGGAGGCAGAGTAAATACTCTAAAGAGATCGGAAAGATTTGGGAGAAAGAGTTTAAAAAGAAAGCTGGCAAGGCTACTCCTACAGCTGGAGGCAGAGGTAGAAGGCAAGCCTCTCTCTTTGACAAGAGAAGGAAAAAATAAAATGAAAAGATCCAAACTTAAAAAAGCAGTAGTGAGAGCCAAAATGAGAGCTTTTGCTACTGCTCTTATTAATAAAAGAAAATAGTAAATTAGTATCTATGAGCATAGAAAGAAAGAAAATATCTGTCATTGACAGGCTGATCAAAACTGGAGTAGAGAAACCTCTCACTCAGGATGAGATTAGTGCTATTGAGCAGGAGCTTTTTGGTGAGGATTGGAAAGAGCATGAGCGGCTAAAGGCTGAGGGCAAGCTGGATGAGCTGGAGCTGGATTTTGAGGAGGAGGAGGAGTTTGATCTCACCTTTGATGAGAATGATATTGAGGAGGATGATCCTGATACAGAGGAGGCACTAGCTCAGGCCATGTATGGAGATGAGGATTTGGATGATCTGGATGATCTGGATGATCTGGATGATGATGAGTTAAATACTCTGGAGGCTGAGGATGATGATTTTATATTTCCTGATGATCTGGATAATATAGAGCCTGAGGATGATGGGCATCCGATGTTATTCTAAAAATATGGGAGCTCTGAGGAGCTCTTTTTTTGATATTGTTTTACAAAGCTGTTTTGTCAAATCTTTACTTTATGAATAAAAAAACTAGAAATAAAAAGAAAGAGGAAAAAAGAGAAGATAGTTATAATTATAAATTGTCTGATGCTGAGTTTTGGGCTATTCTGAGAGAGAATGGAGGTTTGTATGCCAGAACTGCCAGAGCGATCCAGAGCAGATATGGCATCAATTACACAAGGCAAGCTGTGAAATCAAAAGCTGAGAGCAATCCTGAGCTACTGGAGGACATTAAAGAGGAGGCTGTGGATCTGGCTGAGGAGGTAGTTGTGGGCATTATGCTTAAAGGCAGAAACGCTGAGAAACTGAAAGCCGCTGAGCTGATCCTGAAATCAAAGGGAGGAGCTAGAGGCTATGCTGGCAAGGGCGTGGAGTTGCTAATGCAGCAAACTCAGGCCAACAACAGCGGCAATGAGGGTGAGGCTGGATCTGAGCAGAAAGCGAATGGAGGATTTCAGCTAGTTATTAAGGTAGCTCAGGACTAATTTTATAAATTTGCTTATATGAGCATAATTGATTTTATGAGCACTCATCCAGTGCTATTCTTTTTGACAGTATTTATAATCAGTGAAACCTTAGAAATAATTACAGAATGAGCACAGCTATAGCTAAGCAGGAGCTCAGCTCAAAGAGTGCTCCAGCTCCAGAGGAGCTCACTAAGGAGCTGATCTTATCAAAGCCTCAATGGGCTGTATTTTGTGCCAGAGCTGCCAGAGTTTTAAATATGGCAGGGCAAGGATCTGGAAAGAGCGGCATGATAGGCATCCTCTCAGGCTTCTTTATCCAGAATTTCCCTCAGGTAAAGGGCTTCATTGCCGCTAATACCTACATGCAATTAAATCAGTCCACACTGATCCAGTGCACAAAGATGTGGAAGGAGTATTTTAATCTCCTGCCTTATGATGCCAGAACAGGCAAGGGAGATTATGTGATGGATGCTAAGCCTCCCTCCTCTTTTACTGTGTATCATAAGCTCAAAACATACAATAACACTATTTCTTTTCGCAATGGTAAGCTGATATTTGTGGGATCGCTGGATAACTATCTGGCACACGATGGAAAGGAGTTTGCATGGGCTCACCTAGATGAAACTAAAGACACAAAAGAGGTAGCTCTTAAGATGGTGATACTGGCAAGGATCAGGGAGGTTGGCATATTCTATAATCCTGATGATCCAGATCCATCTACAAACCTCCAGTATTTTGATCCTAAGGCTGGAGCTCCTGAGGGCTGGATGCCGTTCAATCCCTGTTATATCCACACCTCTCCCGCTGAGGGCACTGTAGAATGGCTTACAACGATGTTTAAGCTGGATCAGTGGGAGCATGATATTTTAGATAAGATAGTAAGTGAAACAGACTTTTTCCAGAGGAGAGAAGGCAATAGAGAGGTGATCATCTACTCTACCTATCACAATAAGAAAAACCTGCCAGCTGATTACATTGAGAATAGAAAAAATGATCTTACTGAGGCACAGCAACTGAAATTTATTTATGGCTATCCTTTCTCCAAAACTGGAGGAGAGTTTTATACTCAGTTTGACAGGATTAAGCATATCAGGCAAGCTCCTTTCCTCAAGTATGCTCCTATCCATCTCTCCTATGATTTTAATGTGCTGCCTTATATGACACTGCTAGCAGCTCAGATCCTAGAGGATGATAAAGTATTTCAGATCCGATTTTTCAAAGAGTATTGCTTAGCCTCACCTAGAAACAGCACAAGAGCAGTGAGTGAGGCGTTTCTGCTGGATTATCAGGATGAGATTACAGATCTTTTCTACTATGGTGATGCCTCAGGCAAAAACAGGATAGCTGGCAAAGGAGATACCACAAACTATGATGATGTGAGAGAGGTGCTGGAGTATTATCTCACTGATGCCTCTGATAGAGTGAGCAGGAGTAATAAGCCGATAATGAAAAGGAGAGAATTTATTGAGCGGATCTTTGCTGGCAAGGTGTTTTTGGCTGGAAAGAAAGTGGAGATCATAGTAGATCCAGAGTGCAAAGAGCTCATTAAAGATTTCCAGTATCTCATGCTAGGAGTAGATGGAAAGCTCAAAGAGCTGGCTAAAAATGAGGAGGGAGCATCTTATCAGAAACTAGGGCACACCTCAGATGCCGCTGAATATTTGATTTGTGAGATCCTCTCAGATCTGATGTAAAGAGAAAGTAAAGAAGTAAGCAAGAATATCTACTTAGAACAGTATAAGTTTGCTTATTCCAAATTCAATATCCTTATGATCCAATATATCAGACACATCTCTGAGCTATCTATCTCTGATCTACAGGCAGTGAGGATCAGGCTCTCAGAGAGAATAAAAAATGAGAGTGATCCAGACGAAAAAAAGAAGTTAGAAAAGCATCTCATCTCAGTAGTGGAGGAGATGGATTATAAGCTCAAGTGGCTAAAGTTTTAAAGCAAAAATCACAATATGGCAAATCACAAAAATCAAATCACAGTAGGGCAAAAAGTGTTAAGGCTGGATTATGGCTTTCGCTATAATGCTGAGCCTATAGTTACAGAAGAAACAGTATCAAAGGTAGGTAGGGTTTATTTCCAGCTAAAAAGGTGGCCTAGACAAAAATATTCCATTGATACACTGATGGTAATTTCTGAGTATAGCTCTAATGCAAGGATAGTGCTATCCAGAGAGGAGTATGAGCTAGAGAGGGAAACAAATCAGCTCACAGGAAAGCTCAGAGGATTTTTTAGCAATCGGTTTGTTTTATCACTGGATCAAATGAGAAGGATCAGCCAGATAATAGATGAGGAGGCAAAGCTATGATCAATGAAAATCCCATACCTATCACTGAGCTCAGAGTGGGAAACTGGATAGATTGCACCTTTATCCAGAATTACAGGGAAAGAGCACAAATACTGGAGATCAGAAAGCAGGATGATCCAGATAATCCCCATGTGATCTCTATTAAGCCAAACATAGGCTACAGCCTCAATATCTGCTATCCTATATACATCACTCCCGCTATGCTCCTGAGGTTTGGCTTTAAGAATTTACATGGCAATCTATACACAATCGCTACCGATACAGCTTATCCTGTTTCTGTAGATTTCACTGAGGATGGAGTAAAGCTGTGGCTAGGCAAAAGGAATGTGAGAAACTGGAGGCAACTGGAGCTACACAGGCTGCAAAACTTGTGTGAGGATCTGGCTGGCATCACTCTCCAGCTCCAGCCTAAGCCAGAGGAGAAAGAGTGCCAGTGCTAGAAATAAAAAAGCCAGCTTATTGCTGGCTCTCTTTTTTTTAATACTTAGCTTTCTGCTTTAGATGCTCTGATGTTACTATGAGCTGAGCTTTCTCATTTTTTAGTAGCTCCTTTGGATATTCGGTGAGGAGCTGATCAAAGATCTCAAATCTCCTCTCCTGTATGATATTAGAGCTTAAAGATCCATCTACTCTATAGCCATACCTAGTGATCATAAACATGCTAGAGGGCTCTTTCCTAGAGCTGATAAATTTTACTCCAGTTTCCTCTCTTTTTACGGTTTTGATGAGCTTCATGTGATTGTGATTTTGATAGAGCAAATATAAAAGCTCTTTTTGAATTACAAAGCAGTTTTGTAAAATAATCCAAAAAAAGAGCCCGCTGTGGAAACAGTGGGCTGATAACCATATCCATGTTAGACCATTCTGAGCGGCAATATAATAAGATTATTGATAACAAAATCATTTTACTTATACATTTGGCTCAAAGCATTTATTTCTATGGATATTAATACAGGCCTAGATAAACTCAAAGAGATCATCCTCCACAAAAAAACTCATGAGGATTATGATAGAACAGTGAAACTGGCTAAAAAGTACAAAGCTCTTATCAGCGGAGAGGGTATTGAGGACTATCTACAGCAATTTGTAAGAAGGGAGGATAAAGAGCTGTTTGAGCAGAGGAAAAAAATCACTCAGGCAATCACTCCAGCTGTAGCTGAGGCAATCATGAAACCTTTTTACAAGGTAAGCCGCACAAACAGAGTATATCAGGCTATTGATGGAGAGGAAAGCAAAAAAGCTGAGATCCAGAAAGCTATCAAATCTTTTTGGGGTGAAGGAGAGCAAAGCGGGCTGGATTACTGGATGCAAACTAGGTTCATTGAGCTGAGCTTTTCAGATCCCAATGCTTTTGTGGCTGTGGAGTTTGATGCTTTTGATCCTAAGATTGAAAAGGCTAAGCCTAAGCCAGTAGAGATCACATCAGAACAGGCAATTTACTTTGAGTATAAAAATGCAATCCTTCAATACCTAGTGGCTAAATGGGATATTGAGTACAAAGCAAAGAGCAAAGATGCTCCTCCTAAGAAGGGAGAAAGATTTGTAATGTACCTCACTAATGAAGCTCTGGAGCTTAAGGAAATAGATCCTGAGAGCACTGAGGCTGATCTGCCAGATGGCTATGATCAAATCATCACTGTAGGTAAAGATGGAGGATCTCAAAGGAAATTTGCCTACAGGCTTTATGAGCCCAAATCTGGAGCAGTGCCAGCAATGAGGATCGGCTATAAGAGAGATATTTATACCAATGGCAGAACTTATGTGAGCCCACTCCATCCTGCTCTCCCTTACTTCATGAAATCACTCAAAACAGTGAGTGAGCTGGATCTTTCTCTGGCTCTACATACATTTCCTCAAAAGCTCCAGTATGTTCAGCCTTGCTCAGGTGTATCTGGAAAGGGATGCAATGGAGGTAAAACAAGATCAGGAGAAAATTGCACTCAATGTAATGGCTCAGGTGTTTCTCCAGTGCACAAAACAGGGCAAGAAGTACTATTACTGCCTATGCCTAAGGATAAAGAGCAGATAGTAGATCTGGAGAAATTAGTGGTTTATAAAACTCCTCCTATTGATCTGATCAAATTCCAGAAAGAGTATGTGGACAGCCTCAAAGAGGATGCAATGAAGGCTGTTTTTAATGGTGATCAGTTTGTAAAAAACACTGTGGCTGCTACTGCCACTGAGAGAGAGTTTGATATGGATGCTGTGTATGATACACTAGATCCATTTGCTAAGAGATACAGCTCAGTGTGGCTGCAAACGGTGAGGCTGATTGCTGTGTATGTGGAGGCAAGTGAGGGAGTAGAGCTTTATCACAAGTTTCCTAGTGATTTCAAGCTGAGATCTCAGGCATCTTTAATTAGTGAGCTAAAGCTGGCAAATGAAAGTGGAGCTCCCTCATACATAGTGGATGCTATCAATGCTGATCTGATGGAGATCCTGTATGCTGATGATCAGGACACACTTGTAAAGCTGAAAGTGAAACAGAAATATTTGCCATTTAAGGGTAAAACTCCAGCTCAGATCCAGCTGATCCTAGCTAGTGATCTCACTCCTAAATATCAAAAGATCCTCTATACAAACTTTGAGGAAATCTTTGATGATCTGGAGTATGAGCATGGAGATAAATTTTATGCTTTTGAGGATAAAAAGCAAAGAGATCTGATTAAAGCTAAAGTAGATGCTATGATCAAAGAGATGGAGAAAGCAGCGGCTAAGGCATTTCAAACTGGAGGCTTACCTCAGATAGGCAATGAGGATGATCCACAATAAAGCACTAACAAATGGGCAAACCAAATCCAAAAAGAATAAAACAAATGGCAGATGAGAGAGCTGAAAAGATAGAGGCTCTCTTAAATGCTTTTGAGGCTTTAATAGATCGCAATGCTGGCATTTTATCTGAAAGCCTGATAAAAGGCTTTGTAGATCAGCTGGAGGGCAAGGATGGCTTTATTTTAAGCCATGAACAAAACCTCAGAAAGCTGGAGCTACTGGATCAGGCTTATTCTCTCTTTTCTGAAAAGGAGGGCATGAGGATCGCCACTGCTCTGATGGATGATATGGAGGCAATCATGCTCCTAAATGATCAGTATTTTACTGAGCTGATGGGAGGCAAAAAGGTTAAGAGTGATGATATTAAGAGAGTGATCAGAATGAGATTAGGCATTGATGAAACTGGAGAGCTGATCAGAGATGGTTATATGATGGGATTATTGCAAGATCCTACAGTAAGAGAGCAGATAAGATCCTTTGCTTTCCAGAGAGTGAGTGCTGGCATAGGCTTTCAGGATTTCAGGAAAGGCTTAAGAGATCTGATTGCTGGCAATGATGAAACTATGGGAGCTTTTAAGCGGTTCTATAGAAACTATGCTTTTGATACTTATGCTCAAGTAGATGCCACAAATGGAGCTCTTTATGCACAAAAGCTAAAGCTCAAATACTTCATCTACAATGGAGGTATCATGAAGGATAAGAAAGGCAAAGTGAGATCCAGAAAATTTTGTGTAGAGAGAGCTGGCAAAGTATTTAGCACTGAGGAGGCTGAGAAATGGAAAAATGATAAAGATCTCACAGCTGTAGATAGTAAAAGCACTTATGTTTGGCAGATCCAGAGAGGAGGGCATGGCTGTAGGCACTCAATAGATTGGATCAGTGAGGAGCTGGCTTTTCAGCTACGGCCTGAGCTAGATCCAGAAAATAAAGAATAAGTATTTTTATGAGCAGATAATAATTTTTATATTTGCTCCAGTAACATTAAAAACCCTTGAAAAGGAGGGGTTTCAGAAATGATGAAAGCAGATAGGGCTTGGAGTAGCTAACTAAGCTCTGGCTGTGTAAGGGGCAAAACCCTATCCCTCCGCTTAATATGCTTTTAGCTGATCAGGATTAGCTCTGAAAGGCAAAAGATAGCACTCAGGCGAAGCTGAGAATTATAATTTGTTTGCAATCGCTACGATTATGCTGTGCAGATGCTACGATTAAAAAAATTAAAGCCTCCAACTAAGGAGGCTTTTAGTTTAATGCACCACTCTCACTCACCACTTAATATCTTCTATCTTCTTTTTAATGCCAGATTGAAAAGCAAACATGATAGATCTCACTCCTTCATCAAAGTTTTGCAGCTTCTCCTGCTGCCACTTCTGATCAGCCTTAGATTTGAACTTAAACTCTATACTCACTGGCTGAGGAGTTTCTCTAGGGCTATCCTTATCATACTCAGTAAAGTTGTATAGTTGCACTCTGTATTTTCCATCTTTGAAAGCGATGGAGTAATTAAATAGCACTCTGTTTGTGTATCTGGAGAAAGATATTTTGTAATCGTACAAAAAAGCTCCCTTTCCCTCTATCAGTCCAGCTGCCTCATCCTGATTTGTGATGGAGCTGCCAGAGATCAGATCATTGATCAGGCTTTTTGTAGCACTCATCAGCTCCCCCTTAGTACCTGAGGCACTATCAATGAGCTCATAGTGTATAGATCCATTTTTCAGAGGTATATCCTGAGCATACAGGCTTAGAGTAGCAAAAGTAATCAGGCTTAGTAGTAATCTTTTCATGGAGACAAATTTTGCAAAGGTTATGCAAAGATTTTGCAAAAAAAAGCCTCCCTAGAAAAGGAGGCCGCTTTTATAAACCGAACCTATGAAAAAACTAGTTTAAATCAGGATTTTGCTCTTTCATTTTTGATAAGAGATCCAGAGCGAGCTTGCCTATTGGATCATTCGCCTCAAATTCATCTTTCTGATTATTGTAATGATCCATTAAATCATCCAGAGCCTCCTGAGGAGTGGCAAACACTACGCACTCACAGAGCTGCCCCATAGATTGAGATGATTTCGCAAAAACAAGGTAAGCAAACCTGTGCCCATCCTCATCCTCTCCTTTAGGTTGTACCTCCAGCACTGGAGCTGATTGTAGCTTATCATCCAGAATAAAAAATACCTTATCTCCTTCCTTAAATTTGGGTTGATACATGAATAGATTTTTTTACAGTTAATGATTTGATTTCTTTTTGCTTTAGTAGCTGCTCCAGCCTCAGATCCATCATCAAAGTATCATGAGTAAATGGAGCATACATTCTGCTTTTCTTGCTGATGGCTACCTTCTGCTCTCTGTATGGCAGTTTATCAGTAAAAATGATCACTGGATCACAATTTTTTTTTACCATAAAAGAGAGCCTCTGGAAAATAGTGCTCAGGATCATTGCCTGAGGATTAGAGAGATCTCTAGGCTGGCTGGCATCCAGTAAATTCCAGCCTCCATACTCAGATCTGTAATAAATCAGGAGGCCACTGGAGGAAAGTTTCAGCCTGTCAATAGTAATAGCATTGATGTGAGGTGCTGGCTTGAATGATATGGGATCACTAAGCCTTAGTATGCCTCCATTGCCCACCTCTGTTTGCAGCATCTCTCTGATCAACTGATAATATTTGCTCATGCCAGCTCCTTCTCTTTTAGAGCCTTAGATAATCTTTGTTCAATCACTACTCTCCTTTGTACCTCCACTGACTTCACTCTCTCAGTTTCTAGGCATTTCAATAGTGTGGCTTTGCTATCCACTATCCTAGCCGCTATTTTGAAAGAGGAAATGATCTTGCCTTTTACTGGAGTAATAATGTGGAAAAAACCTTTGTACTCATGAGGGAAATCAGCTGGCTCAAGTTCAGCTGAGAAATTGTGTTGCTGGCTGTAGCTGCCAGATAGAATGATTTTTTGCATAGATATGATCAGTTTAATGAAACAAATATAAGTAAACTTATATCACATAAACCAAAAAATATTTGTTAGAAATTTTCTGGATCTGGATAAGGGCATCACTGTAGCTGCTTGAGATAATCATCTCATTTTTGTGCCCGATATTAAAAATGTAAACTCTCATAGGGTGTGATTTTAAGGGATTAAAGATTTGCATATAAGTGATCAAAAGCGGCATCATAGGCCTCACAGGTAGTAAACTCATGATAGTAGAGCATTACTGTCTGGATCTTCTCAATCTTAGGGAGAAAGGTGAGTTTTCTGGCCTCTCTTAGCAGGAAAGCATGATGCTTTTCAGTTTCGCTTAACTGAGGCTGTTTAGGGTAACATTTCCTGTAAAGCTCCATTAATTGCTCTGATGTGTAGCTGATTTCAGTGCTCATGTGATTTGTGATTTATTGGTGATTGAATTGGAGCTTAGGCATGAAAACCTAAGCTCTCTTTAGTTTTATTCAAAAGCTGCCTCAATATCTATCTGGTGAAGCCATGCCCACTCCACTCCCTCATCCTCAATAGCCTCAAAAATGAGCTCTATGCCAGCTCTGATTGCTCCTCTCTTGCTGTAATATGTGCCGCCATTAAATTCCTCCAGAGCTTCAAAGTACATTTCCTGATGATCCATTGAAGCACTCTCTATCCATCTATCAAAGATCCTTTCCACTAACTGATAAAGCCAGCTGTTTACGCTGAGCAGAGATGAGAAATCCTCTTTACGGTAAACCTTCACAGCCTTAAATACTTTTTTAGTGTCTGGATTATAAAAAACAAGATCTCCAGCATTTATCCTCAATCCTGTGAGGGTGCAAACTGATGGAAATTTTGCTTTGATCAGAGGGATATTAACTTTTTGGAGAGATGATAATGTTGTTGCCATGTGATTGTGATTTGATAATGCAATATTACAAAGCTGTTTTGTAATTACAAAGCAATTTTGTAAAAATATTTTTAAAAGCTCCTTTTTATCGTTCAAAATCGTTCAAAATAAGCTGATGCTTAGCTGAGCTTGAGCTGAGCTATAGGTGAGCTAGTGCTATGCTTAAGCCTATGCTTAGCAATAAATAAATAAATAAATAAAAGAAAGAAAGAAGTAAGGAAATAAGGGCGGCCTGAGGCCTACAGCACAATTTTGTAAAAAATATTTTGAGGAAATAATTTTACTTATATGTTTACAACCAAACTGATAAAAATACTGGCACATGGAAATGATTACACTGAAAAGAGGCAATGAAACAAAGCAAGTTTCTCGGCTTCAATGGATAAACATGAAATCAGGTAACACCTTCGGATGGGAGGAGTTAATTGAAACTCCAGCTGAACTATTACAAACTCCATCAGCTCCTAGTAAACCACAGGGAGAAAGCGGTGAGGGTGCTGCAAATGTGGAGGCAGAGCAAAGCTCTACTGAGCAAGAGGTATCAGTAGATGATCAAATTGCCGCTCTGGAGGAGCAGAAAAAAGCTGAGGGCTTAACCGCTCAGCAAAAAGCAAACCTTACAAAGCAAATCAATGAGCTCAAAAAGAAAAAAGAAAGCAATGATAATCCTCAAAAATAAAGATACTGGAGTGGAGAGCCCATTTACTCAGGAGGAGTATGATGCTCTCAAAAAACACCCAAACTTATTTAACCGATTTGTGGAGGTAAAACAGGAGAAAGCTCCTACTCCTCCAGAGCTAGAAAAGCTCACAAAGAGTAAGAAGTAATCACAGCAAAAGAGCACAAATGAGCAAAAGATCTTTGACTAAGGAAATACAAAAAGAGCTGAGGGAGATAGCTGATAAAATGCCGATAGTGTTTTACACAGTACCTACCTCAGAGCCATATACAGGCAAAGAGCTTAAGCTCACTGCCATTCAAGAGGACAGTAAAGGGAGGCCACTGGAGGATGATCAGATCTACATGGTAAAATCTCAAATGGATATTGCCTCTAATCACTACAGGCGAATGAAAAAAGCCTACCTGAAAGATGGAGCGGCTGGAGTAAAAGCCTATTGTGAGAAAGTATGGCAGCTGTATGAAAAAAGTAAACAATCACTGAGCAAATAAACAAAGTATGAAGTATAAACAAATACTACTTGGGCTGCTCTCCACAGCGTTTAAAAATGGAGGTGAAACAGTAGAAAAACTTAATGAGCTCCTAGAAGGAGATGAGGAAAGCCTAGATGAAAAAGAAGTATTAAAGCTCTTTTCTGATGCCGATAAGGATAGAGTGAAAGAGATCAGAACAAAGTACCATGATGAAGGCTACAAAAAAGCAGAGGCCAAAATCATGAGCAGCTTTGAGAAAGAGCTGAGAGAAAAATTTGAGCTAGGTGATGATGTAGATCTTAAGGGTGTGGATCTAGTAAGCCACTTAATTGAAAGCAAAACCTCTAAGGGAGGCAAAGATCTCTCTGAGGATGCAATCAAAAGATCTCCTGTTTATATCCAGCTACAGGATCAGTTAAAGAAACTGGCAGCGGATAAGGATAAGGAGTGGCAGCAAAAGCTGGATGAAACAGTTAAGAGCTACAGCAAAGAGAAGATCTTTAATAATGTGAGCAGTAAAGCTCTGGAAATACTGGATAGCTTAAAGCCTATCCTGAGCAGCGATCCTCAGAAGGCTGCAAAGCAAAAGCAGATCCTACTCAATGAGCTGAAAGGCTATGAGTTTGATGAGGTAGATGGCAAAATTGTAGTGATGAAGGATGGCAAAGTGGTGGAGGATGATCATGGCTACAGAGTGGATTTTGCTGAGATCGTAAAAACTCATGCAAGTGAGTATTTTGATTTCCAAGCAGCAAAAGAGGATAGGACAGCTCCAAACAGTAACAATCCAAGCAATTCAGGCTCACAAGGTAAAAGCTCTTACTCTGGCAAACTGCCAAAATCTGAGGAGGAGTATTCTCAAATGATCAGTGATGAAAATATCCCACTGGCTGAGAGAGTGCAAATCAAAGAGGCATGGCAAGCACAAAAAACAAATCAGTAATTATTTTTTAAAACAAAAAAACAGAGAGGGCTAACATTATGGCAGCTGGAGAATTTTCAACCTCAGAATTAGCTGAGATTAAGTTAAAAGCGGATCAGATTTATTCTGGCGATACCGCTGAGAGTGCACACTACAAAGCAGAGGTAGAGGCAGTAAGAGCAATTAAGCAAAACCAAACCGCAAAGATCGTGAATTTGGAAGGTTATCAGGAGAAAGATCACACTGTAGGGATTAACTGGATTGATGCTACAGGTGTAGCTGATGCCGCTGATGCTGATGCGTGTGATATTGATGAGGCAGAATTGGAAACTAAAGCAATCCCTGTTGAGTTGAACATCACAAGGAAAGCTGGCTTTAGTGTGAGTGAGGCGAAGTTGAGAAAATCAATTTTCTCCAAAGAGGAAGTAGTTGCCAAAGGTTTGCTGGCGGCAATGAAAGAGCTGGATGAGTATCTGGCAGTACAGGCTATCCTGTTTTTAAATAACAGTGCTGGCACTCCTGCTAATACTGGAGGCTTCACCTTTGATGCTCCTAGCAAAACCGTTCAAATTCCATCAGCTCAGTATAACTCTGGCATCATCCCTCATTTCAGCAAATTAGCTGTTTTGAATAAGATCAGAGATAGCTATGTGCTGGATAACGGTGAGTTGTTTATCCCTTATGAAAATGCCAAATTCAATGCTGGCAATGCTGAGGGTAAAGGTGATCAGGCTAGGTTTAACTCATTGCCGATGTATTTTGATATGTTCAACTTTGCTGCCTCAGGTGTAGCTCCTGATACTACTTACTTAGTAGGTAAAAATGCTGCCGCTTTTGCAAGCAGGGTGAGATATACATCAGCTCCAGTGCAATTCCCTAATGATCAGAAAAGATACTCTATTAAGAGTAAAAACATTGAGGGTGTGGAGTATGAAGTAGTGTATCAGTTGAAGTGTGTAAACGATGAGTTATTCCATGTTTTCCGCTTAAGAGTAAAAGCTGGTTTCTACCTCAATCCTACAGCAATCGCTGGCAATACAGGTGTGATTGGCTTTGCTAAAGTATAAGCATACTTAACAGAAAATAAATAATCTTAAGGAGCTCCTTTGTGAGCTCCTTTTTTACTTGTAAGATTGAGCCCATAAAAAGATATTCCTTATGGCTAAATGTTTTGATGGATTGGTAGGCATCTCCAGAAAAGAGAGTAATCCTTGTTTTCCTGCTATTCCAGCTGATTATAAAAAGAGCAAATTCAATCTTTTCTTAGATGAGCTGGAGGGAGGGATCACTCTGGATAGTATTCAATCCGCTCTGGATGATCCTAGCTACCTCATAGAAAAATTTAAAGTAGCAATATCTGGAGCACAAAACTTTTTTAAGGCTGATCTCTTAGCAGATCTGGCTATGAGATACAAAACAGCCTCAGAGCCTTTTATGGGCATAGTAGGAAATCGCTCCTTTGCCAGAACTAGGCAAATGGCCTCTCAGTGGGCTGGAATGAAATTGAAAGTAAAGCCCAAGATCGGAGCTTACCTCTCTATTTCCAAAATCTACCTCTATATGGATCAGACAGTAGAGGAAATTCCATTTGAGATTGCGAAACTCAGAAAGCTCCATGATGGCACTTATGTAGAGGAGCTAGTGAAAGCTCTCACTCTTTCCTCTGTAGCAAACAGTGAGAAGGAAAATAATTTATCAGAGCCTATCACTCTCCCACTCTTTGAGCTGGATGGCACAACCGCTGATTATTACTTGCTCTATGACAGGAGTGCTGGCTTTCTGCCAAAGGATAATGCTGCAAGATGCAACTGTGGGAGATCTGAGCTAAGGCTCTTTCAATATCTGGAGGCAGCTGGAGTAGAGGGCAATAGAAATACTCCTCAGGATATGAGCACAGCTATTGTTTCAAATGGCATTGTATTGCAGGCTGAGGCTAAATGTGGTACTGATGATGTGATCTGTGATGCAATGGAGATCAATGAGGCAGTAGGAATGATCACAGCCTATGCTCAGTGGTACAAAGCTGGAGAGATCCTGATAGATGCTATTCTGGCATCCTCAGAGATAAACCGCTACACTACAGCAAACAGGGATTTCCTTTATTCCAGAAAAAACAAATTCAATCAGGAGTATCATGCTAGGATTAGGTGGATCGGTGAAAATATAAATCTATCAGGTACAGATTGCTATGCCTGTGATGAGGATAAAGGCATTGCACTTAAAGGAATTTTAGCCTAATGCTTATTGATCAATTCATACAAAAGCTGGAGCGAATGGAGCAGCAAATCACTGAGAGCTTAGTGGAGATCTCAGAGGAGGCTGCTCTTAATACTAAGGCTCTTGTGATCAAAAGAATACAAGAGGATGGCATAGGATCATACTCCACTAAAAAGATCCCTGCTTACCTGATGATGGAGGATAAAGCCACTGTGAGGCTGGATAAAACAAAGAGCAATGCTGGTATAAACTTCATTAAAAAGAAAGCAGCTGAGAAAGATCCAAAGGACAGGCTACTTAATTGGGCTGATATAAGAGATGCTGAGGGTTTGCAAACAGATCATGTAGATCTCACTTTTACTGGAGAGATGTTTAGAAATCTTCACATTATCGGCACAAATGTTCAATCAGGCAGAGTTACTACTATTCTAGGAGGCACTCATAGAGAGGCACAGCAAAAGCTGGAGTGGAATGTAGCTAGGTATGGCAATTTTCTCCAGCCTACTCCTCAGGAGAAAGCTATGATCATAGCGATAGTAAAAAAGCGATTTCAGGAAAAAATAAATCAAATAGTAAATGGTTAAAGAGTTTGCATATCACCTAGCAGGAAAAATAAAAGATCTGCCTTTCCTCTCCAGAGTGGGAGGCTTAGTACAAACACTGGAGAAACAAAGAGGAGATGGATCTGGCAAAGTGGAGCGTTATCCTATTACAGATCAATACTATCTCAATCAGGCCGAATGTGCACAAAGCCAGATCATTGATATGATCCCTAATACTCAGCTAAAAGGGCTGGCTTATTTTGAGGATAGGGGCACATCATTTGGCAGGATTATCAATCAAAGAGTTGAGGCTGATGTAAGATTGAGGCTTGTGGTGTGGATCAATCCAAAGCAATTCCAGATTACTCCAGATCCAGAGCTATCCATCCAGATCAAATCAGTGCTCCTTGCTAAAATGAGCATCCAGAGAGCTCTGAATGTGGCTGGAATGATCATAATAAACAGCTCAGTGAAATCAATAGCAGTACAGGATAAAAATATCTTTTCAAAATACACCTACAATGAGGCTCAGAGCCAGTATTTACTGCTCCCCTATCAATACTTTGCTTTTGATCTGGAGGCTATTGCCATTGTGCCACTGTTTGAATGTTTCACGGTAAACATGGAGAGCACTAGCTGTGATCCAGAAACAGGAGGATAAGATATGGAGTGGATTGTGCTGGCAGTGAAGGCTGCAATAATCGCTTATACATACTCTGAGATCCTTGTGATGGGAGGAGAAATACTGAATGGGCTGTATAAATTCCTAGAGCGGAAAATAGGCAAATATCCTCTCCTTTTTAAGCCTCTCATTGATTGCTCCAAATGTGTTAGCGGGCAAATTTCTTTCTGGAGTTATCTCATTTTTTACTATAAAATTTACAATCCAGTGGATCACTTAGCCTGTGTTTGTACGGCTATCCTGATCACTATCACAATCAAAGCACTTTTTAAAAAATTTATTGAGCAATGGCTACTGAGCTAAACACAAAAAACAACTTAAAGAGGCTGGATCTCACAGGTGGGCTCTCCTCTTTCATGGCAAATGGTAAAAAGTATTTTATTGAAAGCACTATGAGTATTGAGCGATACACAAAATTCCAGCAATTAGAGCTGGAGTTATCGTTTAATCTCTCATTTAAACAGCTTTTTGATACACTAAACACAGTTTATGATCTCCTCAATAAAGGAAAGCTGGCAGATGCCTCAGTGCATGTGTATAATGCAATGAGAGGCTTTGCAAATCTGGAGGAGAAAGAGCCTTTTGTGCTTAAATATTGTGCTCTTTTCATCAATGAGGAGAATGAGGATAGGAGGATCATCACTGATGATATGATCACTAAGAAAATTGAAGATTGGCAGGAGGAGGGCTATGCTATTCAAGATTTTTTAGCCTTAGCTCTGTATTCTATTCCAGATTACATAAAAAGCTATCAGAAGCATATCCAGAATATTTCGGAAAAAAATCAGGAGTAGGATCAGAGCCCGATGCAAAGCCAGAGTATATCCATCATAAGGTGATCCAGTTGCATAAGGGCTGGAGTGAGCAGTGGTGGAGCATGGTGGAGGGAGATCTGGCTCAGTACAATGTATTGAAAGGCATGGAGGTGATGGAGTTTTTTAGGGTGATGAGGGTGTATCAGGAGGATCTAAAAAGAAAAATTGAACTAGCTAAGAAAAAATAAGCATACTTAACAGACAATAAATAAAATTATGAGTGTAGAAATTCCTTTAGTGCTGGATGGTACAGAGATAATAGCTGCCTTAGGTGAAATCAAAGCCCAAATGACAGAGATTTCTAAAAAAGCTGGCTTAACACAAACTGAGATACAGGAGGCTTTTGATAAAGGATCTCAGGAGGCAGAGCAGTATAGGAGAAAGCTCTCTCAGGCAGTGCATGAAAATCAGGCACTCATCAAAGCGGCTAATGAAACAGCTTTAGCCTCTAAAAACTACGATGAGGCAGCTCAGAAAGTAGGTAAGCTGGAGGATGAGCTGGAGAGTGCTAAAAGGGAAATTTCTGATCTTAATAAAAAGCTATCGGAAACAGGCAAAAAAGCTAAGCAGGGCACTGATGAAGCAGGGAAAAGCATCAACTCTATGGGAGCGATTGCAAAGAGGGCTGGCCTGGCTGTGATAGGATTTTTTGCTGTAGATAAGATCTTGAATTTTGGCAGGGCTGTATTTCAGGCCACTGCTCAATTCCAAAAATTTGAGGCTCAGCTAAAGGTGGCTCTAGGATCTAAATCAGAGGCAAGGGCATCTATGGCTATGCTCTCTGAGTTTGCCAAAAAAACTCCTTATGAGCTGGCAGAGCTTACTGAGGCCTATGTGAAGTTTGCAAACAGAGGGATTAAGCTCACCACTGAGCAGCTTACTAAGATCGGTGATCTTGCTGCATCACAGGGTAAATCCTTTATGCAACTCACTGAGGCTATTCTGGATGCTGGATCAGGTGAATATGAGAGATTGAAAGAGTTTGGCATCAAAGCCTCCGCAATGGGAGATAAAGTGGCTCTCAGTTTTAAAGGCAAAACAGTAGAGGTAAAAAAATCTGAGCAAGCCATACAGGATGCTATCATAGCAATGGGAGCATATAATGGGATTGCTGGAGGTATGGCTGAGCAATCAGCTACTCTAGGAGGAAAGCTCTCCAATGTGCAGGATGCAATGAGCCAGCTGGCAAATACTATCGGGCAAAAATTAGCTCCTGTATTTTCAGATAGTCTGGATGCTATCAATTCTCTCATCTCTGGCTTTAATGACCTAATAAAAGATAAATCACTGGAGGAGCTTAGATCTGAGTTTGATGCACAAATCCAAAGCACTATCGCTCTGGAAAAAACGGTACTCCCACTGGTAAAACGCTATGAGGAGCTGGAGGCTGAGGCTCATAAAGTGGGAGGAGCTCAAAACCTTAATAAAGAAAAGCATGAGGAGCTCAATAGGGTAATGAACGATATTGTAAACATAGTGCCAGAGGCGGCTACAGAATTTGATAAATATGGTAATGTTATCTCCATTGCAAAAGATAAGGTTTATGATTTTGTAGAGGCACAGCGGCAAGCTCTCACCTTCAAAAACAAAGATCTGATTGCTGATCTGGATGGGCAGATACAATCCTATGCTACTAGGGTGCAAATTATTTCTAAGCAGCTCACTGATGGCTTTAAGTTGGAGGCAGTAGGGCAAGAGCTAAAAAAGAAGATCCTCTCTCCTGAGGATAGAGCTGCCATGAAAAAAGAGCTGGATGAACTCAAAGGTTTACAATCTGGAGCTGAGGCTTACAAAAAAGAGCTGAATGGAGATTTTATAAAAGGATTGGAGGAAAGGAAAAAGAAAGAGGCAGAACAAAGAGAGGCTGATGCAAAACAAAGAGAAGCTGAGGCCAAAAAAAGAGAGGATGCTAGAAAGGCTGTAGTTAATGCTGAAAAAATGAAAGCTCAGGCTGAGCGATTAGAAAGAGAGCGGCTGGCTAAGATTAGGGAGAGCCTTGCACTGGAAAGAGAGCTACAGCAAGCCAGAATAGAAATGATGGCAGAAGGCAGGGAGAAAGAGCTGGCAATAGAGAATGAGAAAAATAGATCATCCAGAATAGATCTGAATTTCAGACTACAAACTACTACTGATCCTGATCAAAGAGAAAAGATCCATCAGTTGCTAGAGTTGGAGGAGGAAAGGCATCAGAAGGCAGTAACGGAAATCAATAAGCGATACATACAGGAGCAAATAAAACTCAAAGAGGAGGCAGATGCACAATTTGAGGAGCTTACTCTTAAGGGCAAAGATGCTGAGCTGGCAGCTTTAAACAGATCCACTACTGAGCAGCTCAAAGCTGTGGCAGAAAAGTATAAGAATGATCTTAATAATAGGATGAGGCTCACTGCTGCAATCATGGATCAGCAAGCAAAGCAAGAGGCAGAGATTGAGGAGAAATATGCTCTTGAGGGCATTGATAGGCAGGAGCAGCTGGCACTCCTACAGGCTCAGATAGATATTAAGAATGAGACAGCTAGAGAGATGGCTATCATCCAAATTCGCCAACAGTTTGCACAGGCTAAGCTGGATCAACTTAATCAAAACAAAACAGCTGAGAATGAGGTAGAGAGAAAGCAGCTGGAGCTCACTATCCAAAACCTAAACACTGAGGCTGAGAAATTCACAAAGGATGAGAGCAGAAATCCATTTAATAAACTTGTCAAAGGATGGCTCTCTGGACTGTCAAAAGCAGGAGGAGGAGATGGTAGTGGCTTAGATGAGTTTATGGCTCAAATGGGGAATATCATCTCTGGAGCAATGGATAGTGCTTTTGAAGCAATGCAAGCTGGAGCTGATAGATTGATAGCTGAAAGGCAAAGAGTGGTGGATAGTTTAACTGAGCAGATCTCTGATGTAGAGGAGGCTTTGAATAAAGAGAAAGAATTACAGGAGCAAGGCTTTGCTAATAATGTAGGCATCAGGCAAAAAGAGCTGGAGGATCTGAAATCAAAAAGAGATCAGGCTTTAAGGGATCAGCAAGAGGCTATTAAAAGAAAGCAAAATCTACAAAAGCTGGAGCTGGCTGTTGATAGCACTTATCAGCTTACAAACATGATTACAGCTGCCTCTGATATTTTCAAATCAGCTCACAAAATCTTTGGAATTTTCGGTACTCCTATAGCTGTAGCTCTCACAGGGCTGATGTTTGGCTCTTTTGCCGCTCAGAAAGTGGCAGCATTTAGGGCAATCAATTCTCAAAAGTTTGCTGATGGAGGTGTGGCTGGAGGTAGATCTCATGCTGAGGGAGGTAATAAGTATATCTCTCTGGATGGCAATGATCCTGATGTGATAGAGATTGAAAAGGGAGAGTATATCACTAATAAAAACAGCACTAAAAAGTACATGCCACTACTGGAGGCTATCAATAGTGATGAGCTCTCAAATATGACTTTCGGAGATCTGATGAACCTGATAGATCCTAAGGGTGCAAGGATGAAGGATGGCATCACTGAGCAAACGGTACAACTGAGCAAACAGGCTGCAATTATTGTGAGTGCTCCTCATGAGACAGGTTTGAAACAGGAGCTCACTCAGGTAAATGAGAAGTTAGGCCGTATGCTGGAGCTGGATGAGGAGAAAGCTCAAACTGAGGATCATGGAGAGTACATTATCATCAAAAAAGGATCATTAACCAGAAAAATTAAAAAATGAGATATAGAATATCACTGAACATCAATGGCACATGGCAGCAATTCAATCCTAAGGGATTGGATAAGCTGGCAGTTTTGATCAAAAAAGAGAATGATAAAATATTTTATAGAAAAGAATTACAGGGAGATCTAGTTTTTACTGGAGAGGAGTTCAATACACTGTATGCAATAGAGCAGGATTATGAAAGGTGCACTCCTATCCCTCTCAAGCTGGAGGAAAAATGTGGCAATACTTGGAATGTTACCTATTTGGGAGAGCTTAATTTGAATGATGGAGAGTGGTTTGTAGATAATTGCCAGCTCACTATCAAAGTGGCTAAGGCTGATGCTTATGCTTGTCTCACTAAAAAATGGACTGAGAAAGTAAATATGCTCCATGCTGATCTCCAGCTCACTAAGCATGAGATCAGAACAGTAGCAGGACAGTTAGAATATTTGGAGTGCTCTGGCAGTGATAGATATGAATTTTGTGGCAATGGATCTCCTGATGATGAGGCATGGCAGTGGTGCAAAATGATAGGATGGCCTACTCCAAACGGCATTGAATATAAAACAACTTGGGTGAGAGAAATCAGGATTGTGCCTAGCTCACAATCTCTGCCAGCTCCCTATATTTTACTCTATGATAATGGCACTGAGAAGAAATACGCAAAAAGAGCAACTGTTTATGGCTATGCCAGCCTCCCTCCTGATGATGTTTATAGTGATTTTGAATATGCTCAGGTATTAGGTGAAACTGGAGGCCTTCAAACTTTTGACAATGGTGTTAAACTGAATGATCTTTTAGTTAAGCTAGTGAGTATGTATTGCCCATCACTCACTGTAAAGAGTGATTTTTTACAGATCAATCCAGATAATCCCTCTCTTACAAACTATGTAACAGGTCAGCTGAGTAAAGTGATGAGCCTTATACTCTTTCAGAAAAGCGATATTAAGCGGCACAATGCTCAGAATAATGCCACAAAAGCAGAGGTTTCTCTGGAGGATCTTTTAAAGCTCCTAGATCTGCTCTTTCAGGTAAAGTTTGAAATAGATGGCAATTACTTAAGGCTTGAGCATATCTCCTATTTTAGCAGATCTACAGGGCTGGATCTTACTCATCATAAGTATAAGCAATGGATGAGCGGCAAGTATAGATACAGCTATGATAGAGATAAGATGCCTAGAATAGAAACTTTCAAACTGAGGCAAGCTAGAGGAGTGGATTTTATAGGCTTGCCGATTGAATATGAGAGCCCTTGTGTTAATCAGGATGAGAAAAATAATAAGGCTGAATATGCCTCAGATCTTTTTATCACTGATGTTTCCAGCTGCCTTAATGAAGGAAATAGCACTGAAAATCTGGATGGGATTGTAGTGATTGCCACTGAGCAGGTTACTACTCCTCAAAACACTACAGCACTAGCTATCATCACTGAGGCTGCTTTGATAGGTGGATCAATACCTGAGCTTAATAATTCTCTGGCTTGGGCTCAGCTTCACAGGGATTATTTTCAGCATAACAGGGTTTTATACTATGGCAAACTCAATGGGCAGCTCACTCAGTTTCTTTCAGTAAGAAGATCTAAAAAAGGAGTAAAGGTAAAAATACCTTTATGCTGTGAAGATACCTTTTCTGAGAGGGATTTAGTGATCACAAAAATAGGCATAGGCGAAGTGGATCAGGCTAGGTATGATGTGAATGAGCAAACACTGGAGCTGGATCTGATGTATGAGGGAGATCTGCCTCCTCAAACTAATCAGCCTCCTGTAGCAAATGATGATACTTTCAATGTGCAATATGAAACTACTCAGGTAATGAATGTGGCTGCAAATGATGTGGACACAAACGGCAATTTATTTCCCTGCCAGATCATTATCACTCAGCCTCCTACAAAAGGGGTGATCATCAGTACAACGAATGATGGGAAAGTGGCTTATTATCCCAATGCTGGCTATACTGGAGCTGATCAGTTTAAATACAGGATAAAGGATAATTTGGGAGCTCAGAGCAATGAGGCTACTGTAAACATCAATGTATTAATACCTAATACTCCTCCAGATGCTCAAAATGATGCTTATACAACAGTGAGAAATACAACTCTCTCCATCAATTCAACAAATGGGGTGCTGGCAAATGATACAAACTGGCAAGGGCAAGGCACTTTCCAGATCACTAGCTATCAGCAAAATACAGCTCAAGGAGGCACAGTTACTCTTAATCCAAACGGATCATTTAACTATACTCCTCCAGCTGGATTTATAGGAGTTGACACATTTACTTATACTATTACATCTCAGACAGGTTATAGCGATACTGCCACTGTTTCTATTGAGGTGAAAGATCCAAGCTCTTTGCCTTATGCAAGGATCAGAGCTATCAATGAGCAGGATATTACTCATCCTGATGGGCATGAAACAAGGGCTGATATAGTGATAGAGTTTTTTGCTGATGCTGGCTTTACTCAGCCTGTGAGTGTGGCTAATCTTTCAGCGAATTACAGGGAGCTTTACAGGGATTATTTAACAGGTATTCAGCACCAAACAAATAAGACAGCAATTTGTAATGGGCATCAGACAGTAGTGGAAAGTGAGGTATCTATCAATGGGCGTTTTACAGATGAGAATGGAGAATATATCTCATGGTATAAGTTTGAGTATGTGATGCTTGCTGGAGTAGGATATAACATTTAAAAAAAAGAAACGATGATAAACGATAGAATATTACAAGTGCCATTTGCTTTCTACAGGCAGGAGGTTTATCAGGAGAGATTTATGGAGGGCTGTGATCAAAATTGCCCTCCCTACCTCTTTGCTCCTAATGACAGGCTTTTGCCTTTCCAGATAAAGATCCCTAAAAATGGAGCTCCTCTGATGATCACAGGCCTATCTCTCACTGTGAATTGTACCACTAATGCAATGGATCTGGCTGTAAACATTTCAGATCTGGCAATTTACAATGGAGATCCAGAGTATCACTTTATTATCTACAAAGGAGATACTCAGATGGAGTTTACAATGCCCAATGGATCTATAGTGCCTCTCCAGATCCCTTATGGCATTTACAATGTGAAACTCTCCACAAATAAAGGAGTATTTTTTTCAGAGCTCTTTTGCCCTAAAACTCAGTTGGAGCTGGATAAGATGTTTAAGCTGGAATGGTGGGCACAAAAAGATTTTGCTGGAGCAATCTACTCTACAGGCTACAAAAACAGGTGCTATGTAAATGCTGTGATGATGCCTCCGAAAATAGAGCTGGAGCAGGAGGAGGAAAAGAATGGCTATGGTGTGCCCATTCCCACTTTGCAGCGTTTCCTCCATAAGCACAGAATAACAGTACCTGATATTTTACATTCTCTGGCAATAGCCATTTGCACTATACCTATGCACACTGATAGAAAGCTCACTTTGCCTGATGGCAGGGATGCAAATATGGAGCTGGCTAAGCCTGAGCCTGAGTTTTTTGATTGTGGAGCAATAGTGGCTCTGGAGTTTGTAGAAAGTGTATTGATTAAAACAGCTTGTTCAGATTAATAAGTAAAATTATCGGAAAATAAATTTTGTTATATCTGAGATTTTTACTTATAGTTTTGAAATCTCAGAGTAAAGCAAAACCTAAACTCAAAAAAAGATTTTAAACTCAAAACAGTAAAAAGATGGCAGCAATAGTTTGTCCTACAGATTGCTCAGCGGCTTTGCCAGCAGTGAGCTTTGATAAGTGTAATCCAGAGATCAATGCCTCTGAGATTATAGCAGTGTATATCTCCAAAGGTAACTCAGCTCCTTTAACCAATTTTGCACAGGCGGCTGAATGGACTAACCGAATGGGTACTCCTACAGATCCTGATGATAAAATTATTGAGCTGATTGTAAGTGCTGAAAAGCCAGCTCCAGAAAAGCAGGAAAGAGATATTTCCAACTTTAGAAAAGTGGTGATCAATAAAACTCACACTATCAATGTGGAAATTGATGAAACAAATCAAACCAATTATGATTTTGTGAGAAATCTGGAATGTGGTGGGCAGTATCGTGTATGGTACAAAACAGCATCAGGACACATGCATGGTGGCAATGAGGGCTGTGGCAATGCTAAAGCCAATGTTTTCTTAGATGTGGTTCATGCCAGAGGTGAGAGTGAGATCACTAAGATTGTTGGTAGCATCACATGGAAAGCAAAAAATACAGAGGAGAGAGCAGTGAGCCCTATTTAATAGGAGCTTTCATCAGAATATTTATTTGGTGGTTTAAGGGTGGTTAAATTGAAAGCCTCACATTATGTGGGGCTTTTACTTATAATTTGCAAACATGAATGGCATTTATTTTACAAGTTTATTGCACTCAAGATGCCTCCTTTCTTACAGTGATTTTTGCCAGTGGCTTAATGCCTTGCAACTGGATAGCACAGTAAGAGCAAATCTACTCTCCAGAGTATTGCAAACTGGAGGGCTGGAGTATAACGATTGGATCATCCTGCTCAATGCCGTCACATTCACTCAATACAATGCTACTTATTTTATTAATCAATATAATGTATGCGGCTTTTTGTGCATGGAGGAGCTAGTAAACTCAGTGTTATACAATGGACAAGTGATTAGCAGAATACATACAAATCAATTTACAAATCAATTCGCTTAAGATATGGCTACAATAACACAACTCAAAACAAATCATGATAGTGCAATCAGGCAGCAAACACAGCCTAACAGCATCTCTCCTAACACTGTAGCAAATCAGCTAGATAATCTAGCTAATGAGGTAAGAGATAGAGGGATTGTGCTGGCTTTACTCACTTCTGAGCTGAGCACAAGGGATGGCAGCAATACAAAGCTCTACTCAGTGGCAGGAAAGGGATTGTATGAGTTTAAGGCTGGAGATAGCACTCCTCTCTCTGGAGATGATGTAGTGGCTGGATCTGGAGGCCGCTGGCATAGGATTTTAAAGGATGCCTCAGCTGCAACTGTAGATACTTCTCAGTTTATACAAAATCAGAATACTCAGGCTCAAAATGCCAATTTTAGGATTTCTGGCACAGGTAGAGCTGGAGCTTTTTACTCAAACTTATTCGGCTCAAGCGGTATCGGAAATGAGAGGGTACTAATTTGCTCACAGGGAGGCAGTGAAACAGGTGGAGGAGGAGCGATTGCTTTAAATGGTGTTAATGTAGGAGCAGCACCAAATACTATCCAGTTTTTTACAAACGGCTCAGAGAGAGTGAGGATCTCTCCTAGTGGAAATCTACTCGTAAATACAACAACTGAGAATGGCTACACAAATATTGCTTTGCAAGTAAATGGAGCGGCATGGTGTAAATACCTGATGGTGTCTGGCTTTCAGTATTTGAGCAATACATTGCAAACTGGAGGAGGAAATACTGATAATTTTGGCTTTGCAATCATAAAAGCTACAGCTGCCGATAGTACAAATATCCTGCTTAGTGGCACACTAGGAGGAGGAGGCTTTGGTGGGCATCCCTCAATTTATTTTGGCGATAACTTAAGAGCTTTTGCATCAATTCAAGGCATGTTTTCTGGAGCATGGTGGGCTAATGAACATGCTGGAGATCTAGTATTTAAAACTACTCCCAATGTAGCCACAACAACCCTACAGGAAAGAGTAAGGATCACAAGTAATGGAAATTTGATAGCTCATAACAAAGGGCAATTTGGTAACGCTACTGAGGTAGGATTGCTTGAGGGTAATTTTCCAGCTACACTACATGCTGTGCATGGCTCAGGAAATTGGGGCATAGTGGCAGTAAGAGCCGCAAATGATACTGGATCTGCTAACATAACTCTTTATAAAACTAGGAATGAAAACCCATCTATACCTACTGCCTGTGCCGCTAATGATGTTCTAGGTAGGATTACATGGATGGGAGTGGACAGTGGAGGTGCAATTAGAAAGCCCTCCTCAATAGAGAGTGGAGTGGTATCTGTAGCCAGTGGAGCTCTCTATACTTACATGGATTTCTTTACCTCTCACGCTGTAAGGATGAGAATATCAGACACAGGCAATTTACTTGTGGGTACAATTACTGATACTGGAGAGAAATTGCAAGTGAATGGAGATATTAAGCTCTCCACTTTTGGCAAGCTCAAAGGAGGCAATAACTCTATCCAATTACAATATGACGGATGGGGCTTTAATACTATAGCTTTCAATGTAGGCAATAAAACTCTCACTCATCAGAATGTGGCTGGCTATTATATCATGCAATTAAATACAGCCTCCACTGCCTTTAGGATTGAGACACACCCTAATAGAAATCCCATTGAGTTGCATGGATCTCATACTCATGTGCTCAATAAGCTCCTGATTGATACGCCTAGCAACTATACTGATACTGGAGAGAAATTGCAAGTGAATGGCTCTGGATATTTCTCTGGAGGTGTGATTGTTCCATCTCCTAATGGAACAAAATACAAGATAGAGGCAAATGATAGTGGAGGCTTAACAGTAACCGCTGTTTAAGGTGTTAAGAGCTGGAGAGATCCAGCTTTTTTCTTTCACTTTTTTACTTATAGATTGCCTCCTTTAAAATAAAAACAGCAATGAATATCAAACTAAAAGCTAAGCATCATGCTCTGATTATCGCTCTTTTGCCAGATAAAGCCAGAGTAGATATTTTGAATTATATGTATCAGGTAGCAAAACAGGTAAAAGCTCAAATAGAGCAGCTTGGAGAGCTTGATCCTGAGCATGAAATAGCAGTAGATGTGCCTGAGAGCTTAATAACTTATTGTTTTGGAGTAATCGGCTCATTTCCTGAGAACCTAGTGGCAGCTGATAACAGGGAGATCAAAGAGGCTTTGATGCCTCAGATCATGGATCATCCAGAGCTCTTGCAGCAAATCACTGGCATAGTAAGCCAAAACGGCTCTCAGACAGAGTTAAGAAGAAATCAAGGCTACGAATTTTTGAAAGCTATCACAGCATAGGCTATGATCCTTACACTATGGAACGCAAAGGAGATCTTGTTGGAGGATGATGCCATACAGATCTCCTTTATCTATTCCTACAGGAGCAAGAAATACTGGAGAGTAATTAAGCCTATCCACATCAGGCTCAGATCAGGTAAACTCATCACAATTCCAGCTGGCTTTGTAACAGATCTCTCCTCCTCTCCTAGATGGCTCTGGAGCATTGCTCCTCCCTTTGGTGATTTTTTACTGGCAGCTCTCATCCATGATTTCCTGTATGTGTATTGCATAGGCACACGAAAAAAAGCCGATAAGGAAATGCTGATCTGGAGCATGATCCTCAATGATAACTGGCTGGATAATATGCTCAGATACTTTGCTGTGAGGCTCTTTGGCGGCTCGTGGTGGCGTAAATCCATGCAAAAGTTTAAAAAATAACTATTCTTATAAGTTTTTTTATTCTCTCATCATTTTACTTATATCATTGCTGCTACAAACACTGACACAATGAAAAAAGTAATTATCAATCTTAATAAGCCAGCCAAAGATCTTAAAGGCAAAGCCATTGAGGGCTCAAATCTAGGTGAAATGCTAGCCGATGTACTTGCCATGCACAATGAAGGCAAACAGGCTCTCAAATTTTATGGATGGGCACTCAATCTGGCAGCTGGAAAGGATCTGGAGCTAGATCAGGCTGATGTAAATACTCTGAAAGAGTTTGTAGAAAGCAGCAAGCAAATGACAGTGATGCTGAGTGCTCAAATTCTGCTTGAAATTGATTGTGCTCAAAAAGATGCTTTACCCAAATCAATATAAAAATTAGGCTGTGCCCTATGGAAACATTAAAAAAGGATATGGAGGAGCTCAAAGCTCAGCTGAAAGAGATAAGAGATGCCTTAGTAGGCAATGCCCTCACAGGAGATGGAGGTCTGAATGGTAAAATAACAGATGCTCATAAGAGGCTGGATAAAGCAGAGGAGCGGCTGGATGATATAGAGGCGAAGCTAAATGCTGCAAAATATTTTTTTATGGGAGTGGGAGCTGTAGCTGGAGCAATCGGATCAATAGTAGTAAACCTCATTTTAAAAGCTATAAATCATTAATGATGGAAAAGTGGTATCACAGTAAAACTACCCTAGTGGCTTTATTTGGAGCTGTGCTTTTAATGGCTATGGTAGTAGCTCTTTTTATGGAGTGGATCACTCATGATGGCTTTGTGGCAGCTGTAGCCTCAATAGCCTCTTTCCTCACAGTTATCATAGGCTTTCTGGCAAAAGATCAAACTACATCTAAACAATAAAAAAAGGAGTAATCACATGAAAACATCTCAAATCGTATCGTTAAGCATCATTGCTTTAGTAGCACTGGCTTTCACTGTCGGTGGCTTTTTTGTCCCTCAGGAGTGCGGCATAGATCGGGAGTTTCTTTGGTGCAGATTGCATCCCTTCACTGTGGCTGATCTGGTTGGTACTGTAGGCTTTTATGGGAGCTTATTGTTACTGGCTGGAGTATTACATATTCTAGGTGAGGATAAGATCTACCTACAGGAGAAACCGATGAAGCTAGTGGCAATTTTAGCTCTAGTGCTAGTGGCATCAGTAGTGTTAATCTGGAATTTATAAGCATGATTGCTTTTGATTTCATCATAGGGCTGCTCAACTTTCTCCATGCTGGCATAGATGCTGAGAGGATCGCTAAAAACAAAAGGATCTATCATGGCATCAATGGGCTGATCTACTTAGGGATCTGCTTTGTGTTTGCATTAGTAGTGAGCAGCTCTTTTTTCTGGCTCATAGCCAGTATTTCTTTCCTCAGGTGGCTGGCATTAAGGCAGCTCACTTTTGATATTCCCCTAAACATTCTCAGAGGGCTGGAGTGGGATTATATCTCTCCAGAGCCTAAGGCGTGGCTAGATAAGCTGGAGCTGAAAGTATTTAAGGGAGTTTATGGCAGGGCTGAGAAATTCTACCTGAGATCATACATCATTTTACTAATCATTGAGCTATTGCTCATCACTTTATTATGAGAGAGATAAAATACATAGTGCTCCATTGCACAGCAACCTCTCAGCTTACTACTGTGGAAAGTATCAAAAGATACTGGAGGGAGGTTTTAGGCTGGAAACAGGTGGGCTATCATCACATCATCATGCCTGATGGATCTATTATAAATCTTGCTCCCATTGAACAGCCTACAAATGGAGTGGCTGGCTATAATGCTGGCTCTATCCATATCTCCTACTTAGGAGGAGTAGATGCTAAGGGCAATGCACTGGATAACAGAACAGCGGCTCAGAAAGCGGCTCAGATCCATCTGCTCAAAAAGTATAAAGCTCAATTTCCTAAGGCTCAAATCTTAGGGCATAGAGATTTTCCAAATGTAAAAAAGGCTTGTCCATCATTTGATGTGAGAAGCTGGCTAAAAACAATCAATCTGTAATTATGAGAAAGCTATTTTATTTGATGCTATGCACAGTGCTCCTCTCCTCTTGCACTGTATTAAAAAAGAGAAAGAGCTCCAGAGAGGAGGAGATAAAAACTGAGGTAAAGCAGGAGATCAAAAAAGAGGGTGAAACAATCACTAAAAACAAAACAGTAATCACTGAGAAAGTAGATACTGTGATCTATACTCCAGCTGATAGCCTCAAATCGGTGCTGGATCTTTCTGACAGTTTAGATAAAGATACTGTGATCCAGAGCGGAAAGCTGACAGTTAAGGCAAAGTGGAAAGCAAAAGAGCGGCGATTGCAGCTAGAAAGCCACTCCTCAGCTGATAGCACAATAGTAAGGATGGAGCGGGTGATTGAGAGCCTTACTGAGCAGATCCAGAGAGAGAAAGTGGATGGCACATATACAACAAAACAGGAGCAAGCAATAAAAGAGAGCACTAAAGAGAAAGAGAGTAAGAGAGTGCCTGTAGTGATCCAGATTATTTTGTGGATATTGATAATATTAGCGTTTCTGCTATTGATCCTCTGGATCAGGAGGCAGTTACCCATGAGGCTCATGTGATCAGTGCTCATTTCGGAGGCAGGATTTCTATCCTTTGCCTCCTTTTTTTAAACTTTTTTACAAAACAGTTTTGTAATCTCATAAGTTTGCTTATGTTTGCATCACAATCACAATAAAATGGAAATTCTGAAAGATGCACTTTATGTAGTAAACCACTCAGGAGGAAAGGATAGCCAAGCAATGTATTTGCTCCTGAGCAAAGTAATTCCCGCTCATCAGTTAGTAGTAATCCATGCAAACTTGCCTGAGGTAGAGTGGCATGGTACTCTGGAGCATATTCAAAACACAATCTTTCATGAGCTTTTTGTAGTACAGGCCAAAAAAACATTTTTAGGCATGGTAGAAAATAGAGGTATGTTTCCTTCGCCTAAATACAGGCAGTGCACCTCAGATCTTAAGAGAGCTCCTATTGATAGTAAGATCATCCAGATTTGCAATGAGAGAGGTTTTACCAAAGTGGTGAGCTGTATGGGATTGAGAGCTCAGGAAAGCTCCAATAGGGCAAAAAAAGAAACATGGAGGAGAGTGGAGAGTAAATGCAACTCAAAGAGAGAGTGGTTTGAGTGGTTGCCTATTCATGGCTGGAGCACTGAGGAGGTGTTTGGTTATATCAGCCAGAACAATCAAAAACCTCATTGGGCTTATGAGAAAGGGATGAGCCGCTTATCATGCTGCTTTTGCATTATGGCCTCAAGAGAGGATCTTACTACAGCGGCTAAACTCAATCCAGAGCTTTATAAAAAGTATGTGGAGCTGGAGAAAAAACTAGATGTAACTATGATGATGCCTGATAAGAAAAAAGGCAGGCTCTTTCTGGAGGAGATCACTGGCATCAAAGCCGCTTAATATTTCAATCTTAATCACATAAATCACAAATCATGAGCACACTAGTAAGAATTATCACTCAGTATCAGGAAAATTATGCTTTTGCCGATGGCGGCACTCCTCACTGGAAAAATAAAGGTGAGCTGGAGTTTACTGTAAAAGTAGATCTGGATCATTTGATGTATGCAAAAGAGGAGGTAGAGGCAGCAATCAGAGAGATGCTAGAGAAACATCATAGCAATGATGCCTCCAGAGTGGAGCTAATATCTTTTGAGCCTATATTTCATACTCCTGAGGCTTTTGATCAGATTGAGTTTAATAATCTGCTGGATAAAAAAATCAAATTACTTTCACAATAAAAACTATCAGGCATGAGATCTTTCTCTATATCAAAGCTGATGGCAGCTAAAAGCAAATACGATAAAGAGATTGCTGCCTTAGAAGATAGGCTCTCACCTTTCATTGAGTTTGACTTCTTTATCATATGGCAGCAAGGTGATGGATTTGTAATAGTGTCCGATGATGTAAACTCGTCGCTTGAGAAATGTATTGAGATAATTCAAAAAGAGGAAAAGCTCACTTTTAATGATTTCTTAGAAAATAGTATTTAATCGCAAATCACAATAAAAATCACAATCACATGGATCTAATCAATCAAATTTTAGCCGAAACCTCCACTCATGAGCAGTGGGAGGTGGCCTATTATCATTCAACTGAAATGCCTCACACAGCTCTGGCTGTATGGGATAGCAGAGTGCTGGATCATGAACAGGGAGAGCCTATCTGCCTGATCTCTCCAGTGGACAAGGTGAATAAGAGAGATCTGATCAATGCTCACCTGATAGCTGCATCACCGATGATGCTAAAAGCTCTACTGGCAGTTTATGAAAAGATAAAAGATGATCACAGCCCTCTGGAGCTTACTCAGGAGGAAAGAGGTTTGATCAAAGGAGCACTCCTTTTAATTGATCCCAATTTATAATCAACCTTATTTCATTATAAGTATATTTGAAACTCAATTTTATAACTATGACTAAGCAGGAGCAAATTAAATTTTTTGGAGATTATACCGATAAGATGGCTGAGATCATGCTCAATAAGGGAGATGATTATGCTGGAGAGGATAGGCTATCTAATTTCAAGCAAGTAGCTCAGATTTGTGGTATTAAACCTCAAACTGCGATACTGGCATTAATCGCTACTAAGGTGGCAAGGCTTAGCCAGCTCTATAGCGGCAAAACTCCCAAAAATGAGAGCATCAATGATAGTATTGTAGATCTCTCCAATTACTCAGTTTTGCTGGCAATGATAGAGGCTGAGACACAACAGGAGAAAGAGCAATAGTGCTCTTTTTTTTGCTCAAATTTTACAAACTTGTTTTGTAATTACAAATCAGTGCTGTAATATTGCATTATCACAAAATCACTCACAAATGGCAAACACAATCAAAAATCTAATTGAGAGGCTCTCCAGAGAGAGAGATCAAATGAGCTGCTTACATGATCAGCTCTGGATTAATAATGATCAGAGATATGTGCTCTCTGATGATGATGGAGTTTTTTACCTGATGATTGAGAAAGAGGGAGAGATAGGCAGCGTTAAGTTTTATGCCTCTTGCACTCATGAGATCCAGAAAGCTCACTACTGCTCTAAAAGATCAGCAAAGATCCTAGAGGAGCAGCTGGAATTTTCTGGCACTAAATGGAACGGCATAAGGCTGAGAGCAATCTCCTTACTGGAGGCAGTGAGAAAAGAGATTAAGAGTAAGGAAACAATCATTTCACTATTAAAAGCTCATCCTCAGCCTGAGGCTTTGGTGAGAATATAAGTAAACTTAATCTGTTATCATGAAACTCATAAAAATGGAAAATAATCAATCACAATCAGGATCTATCATATCTACTCACTTTGATCTTTCTGAGCTCCAGAGCACACCTGAGAGCAAACTGGATAACAAAGAGTATTACTTTTTAAAAAGGGATCAAAATCAGGCCACTCCAGAGGAGAAAGAGGCAAAGTGGATGGATCAGATCTCTTACATAAGAGGTTTGTAATAAATAACTATTTTTAAAATAAAAAAGTGGGCAAAAAAGCAATGACTACACAAGAAGCCTTTGAGCAAATTATTTATGATGATCGCTATAGGCTCTCCCTGCCACTGGAGGAGCAAAGATCTCTGGCAGCTTACAAATCAAAGTACCTGAAAGGAGAGCTCAATCTGAGCAGAATAGATGCTTTTATTGAGAAACATGGCTTTAAGGTGCACAGGGAGAAACTCTGGATCAAAAAGGAGGAGGCTTAATGAAAGAAAGGAAATTTAAAAAGGGTGATAAATATAAACTGGCTTACCTGTACGACCTTTCAGCCAGAGGTTATAAGCAAGAGATCCTAGATTTTGAGCTACTGGCTTTCAGAGGATCTAAGCTCTATTTCTTTAATCAGTCAAAAGGGAAAGATCTGGTGATTTCCAGAATTGAATTTGAGAGGCTTAAGGAGATAGCTGATCAGGAGCAATCTTAATTTTGGATTGCACTACTCTTGTATAATTGTCTATGAGTTGCTGTTTGAAAATAGGATCATTCAGCAACTTTTTTATTTCGCTCTCAGGCAGCTCCAGAGCATCCAGAATGATCCAGAAAAAACTCTCCAGCTCATCATACTTATACTCTGGATGCAAGTAGTAACAGGCCGCTGAAAATACAGAAACTAAAGGAGCAGGATCACTCCCACTCCTCCAGTGTATCTCAGGCTGGATCTCCACTAAGAAGCTCCAAAATTCTTTTTGTGCTATTACTTTCACTCTGGCTCAAATCTAAGCAGTTTTTTTCTCAATAGCTCTCTCCATTCTATCCATTGCATCATCTACAGTTCTATCCATGATCTTTGCATAGGTAGCGGTCTGCTTCAAATTCCTATGGCCTAATATCTTACTTACTACCTCAATAGGGATAGCCAGCTCCAGAGCGATTGTGGCAAAAGAGTGCCTTGCTGTGTGGAATGTTACATGCTTATTAATCTCGGCTAGTTCAATCAGGATCTTTAGATACTCATTTGCTTTCTGATTTGAGATCAGCTTCCTATCTCCTATCAGCTGGATCAGCTCTTTCAATCGGCTTGTGAGCTTTATAGATACGATCTCTCCTACTCCTTTCTCTCCAGTGGCTTTTGATGTAACACATATAAGCCTATCTCCTACAATAAGCTCTCCTGATGGCAATCTCTGGAGATCTTCAAACCTCAGGCCTGAGTAGCATCCCACTAAAAAATAAAAGCCTATCAGCTGGAGTGATGGATGGAGAGAGGGCTCTTTACATTTCAGGTAAAGCCTTTCTACCTCCTCCATGCTCAGAGGTATTTTGAGATTTTCTACATACTTAAACTTAAAAGATTTGAAAGGATAGTGATCAGTGATCTTATCAATATCTCTGGCTCTATTAAAGATCATTCTGATAAATTTCAGATTTCCCCATATTGAATTGCCAGACAACTCACACACCGATTGCAGCCATCCCTTATACTCCTCCAGCCACTTATGATTGATCCTAGTGAATGGCAATGATCCTCTCTCAAATCGCTCCACTTTCCTCAGCTCTTTTCTGTAAACTCTGATAGTGGCTGGATCTCTTAAACCTTTCTCCTCCATGTGATTGATCACTGAGGCGGCATACTTTTTAAAATCATGGCTCTCCTCTGATTTTGTGAGCTGATTGATCAGATCCAGATTAACTGTTTCGCCTACTATTTTTCGCTCCATCAGTTTTGCCTGTAGATCCATTTTCATTCTCTGGATCGTAGAATTGATCAGAAAGTGATTTGAGATCTTTTTACTTACCCTCTCCTCATCTTCGCTCCAGTGCTCAGGAATAACCTTAAAGCCTGTGGAAACTTTCTTTTGCTTTCTATCAATGATCATTTGAATGATGATAGGGCACTCTCCCTTTGTGTTTGGTGCATCTTTTCTCAAGATGGCTTTGATGGATAGTTTCATTTTACCTGTGATTTGTGATCAAAAAATATTGGCTCAGTGAGCCTAATTTATAAGAATGGGAAACACAAAAGCTGGAGTGGGAAACATGGGAAACATTTGGGAAACATTCTCAAACGATTTTGGTAGATATTGGTAGATTTTGGATGCAATTCCAAAGGAGATTTAACAAAAAAAGCAGCTCTAAAGCTGCTCTAAGTGATCCCGCTGGGAATTGTGCTAATTTCATCAAACCCTTGTCCAGCTTGCATTTCAGAGCACTCAAAAAATGAGTGGGAAACATTTGGGAAACATCTTAGAGATTTTCGGCGATCTTTTGAGCCTCTCCAGAGATCTTTTCTAAGCCTTTTCTGACAGCTGCCAGCTTACTTTTTAGCTCCTGCTCTATCATATTGCCTTTTCTGGCTTTCAGGAATAGCGGCTCATTTTTGCTATCTGTAAGGAAAGCATAGGGATTAACATTAAAGATCTGGATCAGGTTCTTAAACACTGATAAACTCATAGTAGTTTCTCCTGCCTCCAGATAAGAGAGGGCGGCTTGAGAAATATCCAAGCTCTCAGCAAATTCTGACTGATTAAGCTGGAGCATTTTTCTGATTTCCTTCAATTTTTCTCCATCAGGAGTTGAGGTTTTTTGTGCTTGTTTTGCCATTGTCGTTTGTTTTTTAGTTGGTAGTATAGTTAAGGGGTTATCAAAGGAAATCGGAGTACAAATAAAAAAACATATTTCCAAAATTTCATAGAAAAAATAAATAAAATTATGCCAAAACAAGTGTACTTATCGGCCAAATACCTGATTTCCAAGCTAAAACATGCAAAAAAATGTGGATAAGTTTAGTTATTAGACTATCACAGGCCTGATTTGAGCAGCCTAGTAAGCTCATTTACCCTCTCCTCCAGTGCATTGAGTTTCTCAGTATTATCTTTTATTTGCTGATTACCTTCCTCATTCTGAGGGCTAGGGATATTAGTAGTGGTTTTGGATCTTACAAACCAAATCTCTTTGATCTCTTTGTAATCCTTTCTTATCTCCTTATAAAAGGGGTTATCAGCAATGAGCTTAACGCAATCCTCACAAAGAGTAAGCCTCCTGATATAAGCATCCTCTAAGCACACCACTACATAAACTCCATCTCCAGCTAAAGATTTCCAGCGATCCTTTGAGATCTTTACTGATCCTACAAAGCAAAGAGGAGGTAAAGCAGGGTGCATAGCATCATTAGGCACTACAAAAAATCTCACTGGCTCAGTGTTATCGTAATAGGCAATGAACTTATCTAAACTCTGGATAAACTTCTCATCCTGACAACTCCTAGCATAAGCCTGTATCTGATCAGCCTTTACTATCCTGATCCAATCCTCATCACTGATGATAGTTACTTTTCGCTCTGGCTGGAGGCCAAATTCTGAGGGGTGGATCTTATACAACTCAGCAAACTTTTGCAGCACCCAAGTAGGCACTGATCTTTTGCCAGATAAGCTCAGAGATAGTGAGCTAGTATTCCAGCCTGTGAGTTTTGCAAATTCAGCATCCGATTTGATTTTTCCGCTCTCTCTTAGTTCATTATAAATCTCTCTAAATCTGTCGTTTGGTTCAGGGTTGTTAGGTATCATTAGCGTGTTGTGTAAGTAATCTATCAAGGCTTTACCACTTTTTTAAACAAAAAAATATTTGCAAGCTGTTTGCGTATGCAAATAAGCCATAAGTTTGCACATGCAAAGAGGATGCAAACAGTTTGTTAATGCTGTTTTGGCCTCTGACAAAGCTAACAAATCACAATCAATCACAAAATCACAACTCATGCACTTACCCGACAAAGCCAGAGAGAGCCTCAGGAAATGGGCATCCAGAAAGTATGTATCAAAGATTGCTGAAAAGGCAGAATGTACTCCACAGCATGTGAGAGATGTGCTGAAAGGAAATAGCACTGATGGAAATGTAATCAGGATTACACTCCAGCTCAGAAAAGAGGTGCTCATTCAAGAGAATGAGGCGTTTCAATTCCTTACCCATGCAATGCAATTAAACAACACCACTTTATAAAAGCTAGATTAATTATGAGTACACCACTCTCCACCGATCAGAGAATTGAACAACTAGAGCAAACAGTAGCCAGATTAGAAAAACTCTTATTGAGATCCCTGCCTATTGAAACAAACACCAAAACCTCCAAATGGATGAGCGAAGCAGAAACGATGAAAGAGCTCAACCTGAAAAGATCCTCCCTATTTAACCTGAGAGCCTCTGGAGTGCTGAGATACTCTACAGCATCAGGTAAGAAAATCAAATACTGGAGAGAAGATGTAGAAAAATATCTGCTCCAGCATAGCAATGTAAAAGGATCTAAATAATTTTTTACAAAATTGTTTTGTAATTACAAAGCTGTTTTGTAATATTGCCAAAGAGAAAAGCCTCCCAAATCACAAGGAGGCTTAATAAATCACAAATCACAAAAAATGGTAAACATGGCAAATGTAATTGAAAAAAGAGCCTTCACATCTTCAAAGAGCCCATTTTTCCCAAATAGTTATTTACAATACTGTCTGGAGAGCGGGTGTGAAATCAAAGAGCTATCAAATTCAACTTTCACCTACACATTGGAGCTACAGAGATCCTCTATCCTTTACAGGCTGGAGATCAAAAATGCAAGTATCACTATTTTCTGGATGATGCCTGATCCTTTGGCTGGAGAAGTGCCTAAATGGAAAGAGATCATCAGATCTTATGTGCCTACTACAATAGAGGGCTTTGCTCATCTCTTAGCGGCCTATGATGTACTGCCTTTTAAGAAATCTCTCATTAATAACCTTTAAACTTTAAACATGAAACAGCTTTTAAAAGCAATCAATGAAGTAAGGAAAGCTACTGGAGCAGTAGCTAAAAATGGAAATAACACATTTCACCACTACAAATATGCTATGGCATCCGATGTGATAGCTGCCTGTAGGGAGGAAATGAATAAACAGGGGCTCATAGTGATGCCTAAACAGTATGTAGATCCAGCTACTTACAAGGATGGAGCAATACTGGAGGCTACTGTGGTGTATCTGGTAGCACATGCTGAGAGTGGAGAGAGTATGGAGG